ACTCATCACAGAGCAATGAGGCTGATGCATTTAGAGTATTCGGCGCTGGATACGGATCATCAAAGCTTTACACGATGAACGACACTCACGGTGCTGCCGGTAATTCAATGAATGCGTTTTTAGAGGCAACCAAGATTGATTTGGATCAGGTGCTGGGCAAGGCAACAAACACAATTAAGCAGATCAAAGGAATACTTCCTCAGATTGAAGGTCAAGGCTTTGTAAATATCACCGTTGGTACGAGTCATTCACCACAAGACGGTGTGTCTTGGGGATCAACGAATACATACAACATTGAGTCCGACCACAAAATAGATTTGAGATCATCCGGTCGTTATTTTGCGCTAAAGGTTGAAAGCACAAGCGCCTCGGATTATTGGAGGATCACAGGCTTAGATATTGATATCAGTGAGGTAGCAACACGATGAGTTATGTGCCTACAACCTCATCGGCTCAGAGCTTACCGGATATTAAAAACTGGATAGCCGGTGAGCTTGTGAGGATTTCAAACAGTTTTACAACATCAAAACAAACTTTAAACATACCCGTCATCAATGCAGCACCCGCAAAGCCACAGGTTGGCGATGTTGTATTTGCAGACGGCACTAACTGGAATCCAAGTGGAGGTCGTGGGCTTTACTACTACGATACGAGCTGGGTAAAAATAGCATAGGTACATATCATGGGAATGTTTAGCTTCGGTAAAAAGAAAAGTAGCAGTGAATCAGAAAGTAGCGGTTCTACATTTGTTGATCCGAATCAATCACCATATTTACAAGACATCTACGGTCAAGCGCAGCAGCTTAATGCTCAAGGGATGCCCGTTGAAGGCGTTGCCGGGATCAACGGCATGTTGGGTGGCGCACTTGGCACAGCTTACGGCGCTGGAGGTATGCAAGCGGGTGTTGGCGCTAACATGATGGCCTCTGGCGCTAATGCGACTCAAGGCACAGGTATGGCGTTGAACTATGCGGGTGGAGCGATGGGTGGTAACGCTCAAGGTGGTATTAACACCGCAATGGGCGCTGGGCAAGGTATGGCGAACATGGCGGGCATGATGGGAGCTGCTAACAACCAAGGCTTTAACGCCGCAAACGCTGGTCAGTACATGAACAACAGTGTGCTTAACGGACAGATAGATGCTGCAAGTCGGGACGTTGTGCGTAACCTTCAGGAAAACCAATTAACAGGTATCGCGTCTAACGCCGCTGGTACAGGTAACTCTGGCTCTAGTCGAGCGGGTGTCATGGCGGGTATTGCTGCACGAGGCGCTGGTGATCGGATTGGCGATATATCGGCAAGCATGAGAGGTCAAGCATACAACACGGGTCTTGGTATAGAGGCTAACAGAGCATCTCAAAACGCTGGGTTTCAGCAACAGGCTAACCAAGCAAATCAAGGTGCATACAACAACATGTTGCAGTTTGGAGCTGGTATGGGGCAGAACGCCTACAACACTAACCAACAGAATCAACAGTTTGGCGCTAACATGGCAGCTCAATTAGGTCAGCAGGGGTACGGCAATATGATGTCCGGCGCTAACATGATGAATCAAGGCATAGGAATGCAGCAGGGCGCTGGACAGTACATGCGAGATTACGAGCAGCAGCTTCTTAATAATCAGTATCAGCAAGCTATGTCTCCGTTTAATAGTCTCAATTTCTATAGCAATCTTGTTGGTGCCCCAAACAACTTGAGTGAACAGAGTTCCAGCTCATCATCCAGCTCTAGCGGGTGGAATGTGTCAGCGGGAAGTGGAGAATAAAATGAGTGTTTTTGATATTTTCACAAACAAGGCGGCGTTGTCAGAGAGCGACTCATTTGTTGGTGCGCTGGACACGGGGTTAGAAGAATACAAGGCTCAACTTGAGGCTATGCCAGCTTTTCGTCCACAAGTGAATGATAAGGGCGAGTTTAATCAAAGGCAATTGCAGTACGCTCAAAACAATTTAATCCATGACGGTAGCGGGGGGTATTATTCCCCAGAGCGAATGGAAAAATTGCAGAAGTACAAACAGCTACAAGCTGTAAAAGATCAGCAAACAGCGGCATACGAGCGAAAGTTAAATAACCCACTTTTTAACATAAAGGACTTGGGCGCTGACATCTTTAGAAATACCGTTGGCCTCGTACCTAACATGCTTTCGGGGTCAGAGGGTTATGACCCAAGCCAGCGCGAGACAAGCAACTACCGGACTGCAATTAGCGGCCTTGTGGAAAAGCAGCAAGCCGCGTTATCGAGTCTTAGCGATGCAAGAAAAGAAAGAGCACAAGCATTTATTGGTGGTATCCGTAAGCCCGTTGGGACTGCTCTCGTAGATAATTATGGTCAATTAGGAATAACTACAACAGACACTGTTGATGGCGGTGTTAGATTCGATCCTGTATTAAGGGAAGACGGGTCAGTAGTAGGCAAACCAAAAAACACTATGGTTGCTTTAGGCGGCGGCGGGCAAGGACTTATTGACTTATCCAGCCCAGATAGCCAAATCCAAACCGTCGTTTCTCCAGAAGATGCGACAAATAGAGACGCTAATGCTGCGGGTGAGAAAGTTGTTTCTACTGCTTTAGCAGAAGATGCTGTAGACGCAATTATAAATCTAGAGTCTACTCAAGCTAATGCAAGAATTATGAGCGATTTGTTTAGCAGAATACGCAACCACAGAGGGCGAGAAGCTGTTCTTGACAGTGCTCTTGGAACACTAAATCCAATGCTAAGAATTCCAAACACCGCAGAGCTTGATTTTAACTCTATTCTTAAAGAGTTACAGGGCGATGTGTTTATGACGGCGTATAAAGGTCTGAAAGGCGGCGGTCAAATTACTGAAATTGAGGGAGAAAAGGCAGAGCAAGCCATTCAGAATATGACACTGAATCAGAGTAAACAACAGTTTATGGAGAGCCTAGACATACTTGAAAATATTGTTATGCAAGCCACTAGAGAGGCTACAAACAAAGCCAATAAGTTAAAGGTCTCAAAAACATCTACGGGCGTCACTTACCAAATCGTTAATGATTAAAAGGGTTTAAAAAAAATGCCAAAAATAGTCATTGGAAATAAATCTTTTCTTGTTGATGAAAGCTTTTACGAATTACCCGATGAGCTTAAAGAGGAAACCATTAACGAAATGGCTGCAAGTGTGCAGTCCTCACAAAGTTTAAATGTTTCAGAAACCCCTGCTCAAAAGCAAGCTCGTATTAATCAAGAGGTTTTGCAGTACGGGCGCATGATGGAGCGACAGGATTTAGATCAGGCGATTTCTGGCATGAATCCACTGCACAAGTTTGCAGCCTCTGCCGGTGTTCAAGTTAACAAGGTTGGCTCTGGTATCGCAGACCTTATG